AGAAATTAGATTAATAACAGACAAAGGTGAGTTTCTAAAAACTATCACAGGCAACTATGAAGTAATATTTGATAAGATTATGAGAGTAGATAATGCTAACAGACCTACACAAATCATAGCTTATGGTGATGGTGTATCCTCTGACACAATGGTTTTTCCAAAAGCTATTTTAGTAGAAAACACAGGAAATGTAGCTTGTGAGATTGGTGTAGAAACATCAGAATATACTGTTGATAATGCTACTGATACAGCAGATACTGTATCAGCAGGTAGTCATTTTTTAAGATTTTTAGTGCCAGCAGGAGAATGTATCTACTTGCCTAATGATAGATTCTTAGGTGCTTCTACTAATTTTGGCTGTGGTTTAGGTGTAGAAGTTGATAATTCAGTACCTGATTCTAATGAATATGTTGATAGTGGTGCAGATGTAGACCATGCTACTTCAGCAACTATTGGTTCAGACGCAACACACACTACTCTAAACCTCGAAAATGGACATAGTAAGTTTTTCAAAGTAAATGATTTAATTAGATTAGAAAATGAAATTTGTAGAGTTACAGCAGTAGGCACAGGTGCAGATTTAGCGAACAGTACATTGACAATAGAAAGAGGGTTGTTTGGCTCAACAGCAGCAACTCATGCAGATGATGTTGCAGTAAGATTACCATTTTTTAATATGCACCATGACTTTGATGATACATCTTATAATGGTGGTGGTAATGGTAGTGCTACAGTAGTTAAGACTAATGCAAGTGGTAGATTTAGAGCTATGAACTTTTTTGGTTTTGGCAGAACATCTGATGCTGTTGTAGATGGATTAGTAGCAGGCTCAGTAGCAATAAAGTTTTATGAAAGTGGTTATCAAGAATTTGGACTAGCAGGTATTACACCTAGCACAAAGACAGGTCTAGCAGTATCTACAACTTACACTATAGCACTTACAATAGATGGTGGCAGTTCAGATGATTTAAGTTTTACAACAGATTCAAGTGATGTTACTTTTGGTAATGTTATTGGAAAAATACAATCTGCTATCAATGATAAGTTTACAACAGGCACAAACTTGAAAGGTAAAAAAGCTACCATAGCAATTATAGATGGTGATGTTAGAATAACAAGTGGCTCAAGATTGTCTACAGGTGCAATAGCCATAGCTGATGGAAGTTCAGGAACTACACCATTAGGCGTAGGAATTATACCAGCTGCTGGTGCTTTAGAGAAGGCAGTAGCAGGAAGATTGCCAGATGATACCTTACAAGACCCAGTAACCTTTGCAACAAAGAAAAATACTAATGCTTTCTTGCTTGATGATGGCATGGGTAATTTATCAGGAGCAGGTGGCACAGGAACATTAAACTATGAAACAGGTGAGATAAATTTAAATGCTTATCCTAATGCAGAGTTTGTTGTTAGTGCTAATACAAAAGCAGGTTTTTCAGGTGGCTCAGATGGTTCAGGAATACTTACACTAGGTGCTAGAAGTTGCAATCAAAAATCAGACACACAAATAAGAATAATAAGTTTAGGTTAAGGAGGTTAATATGCCATATCATCATGGAAAAAAGAAGAAAATGAAAATGAAGAAAAGAAAAATGAAAAAGGGTATGAAACGCAGGAAAAAGTGAAATGGCTAAGTATAAAGGTAAATCAGTTAGATTAAATAAGCCAACTCGTATTAGACGAGGACAAGCAGGTTATGGAAGAAAGAAAAGTCAGGTCTATGTAAGAGCTAAAGGTAGAGTAAAAAGAATAACCTTTGGTGATCCTAATATGAGAATTAAAAAAACTAGCCCTGCTAGAAGAAAGTCGTTTAGAGCTAGGCACAGATGTGCTACAGCTAAAGATAAAACAACAGCAAGATATTGGTCTTGCAAGGCATGGTAAATTATGGCAAGAAAGAAAAAAAGAAAATCAACAGTAAATAAAGCAGGTAATTATACTAAGCCAACTATGCGTAAAAGATTATTTCAAAAGATACTTAGAGGCTCTAAAGGTGGTAGAGCAGGACAATGGTCTGCTCGTAAAGCACAGATGTTAGCTCGTCAATATAAAGCTAAAGGTGGTGGGTATAAATAATGGCACTTAAAAAATCACAAAGGTCTTTGAAAAAATGGACATCTCAAAAATGGGATTATATAAGCAAAGGCGATAAGAAAAAGCCAAAGAGTAAGAGAGGTAGGTACTTGCCTAAATCTGTGCGTGATAGCCTTTCTAAGAGCCAAAAAGCCTATGAGAATAGAAAGAAACGTGCAGCAACTAGAAAAGGTAAACAAAGAGCTAGTTATTCTAGGTCAGTAAGAAAAAAGATGAGAGGTAAATAATGGCTATAGCAGCTTCATATATAACGCATCAAGAATTAAAGAGAATATTTCCACAGATGGATGAGTTTGACCAAAAGACACAAATATTTGGTTGGACAACTACAGACACACCTAATCAATATCAGGCTAACGATACTGGCTTAATTACACAATTATACTTTGATGGAGTTGAGGGAACAGCAGTAACAGATAGCCCTAATGCACTTTATGAGTTTAATTATTCTTCAACAACAGATTCAGTTCAAATATTTCTAACCACAAGTGGAGGAGCAACACTAAATCCTAACGATATACTTGTAGAAGCAGGCGAGGATTTTAGCTCAATGGTTGCACAATATATATCAGATGCAAGCCGATACTTTGACTCAAGAGTAGACCCTAGTTTACCAAAAGAACAGTTGAAAGATAAGTCAGGTAACTTTGATTACATGGTTATAAGAACTGTTGGATTGATTGCTGCTTGCTTTCTTGTAAAGTCTAAAAACCATAATTCAGAGCTAGCACAATCCTTTATGGAAGAAGCAGAAAAGAACATAGATCTTTTAAATGAGGGTAAGGCAGCCTTATCTTGGCAAAACACATCAGATGCTGCACAAGGGTTTGTGAGAGATGTAACCTATACATCTGGTAAAATTAGACCTGTAGATACAAGAGGTGAATATAGTGGTAGTTGGGATTTGATAAAAGTAAAAATAGGTACAGGAGGAGTGATAGGTACTGCCACTTATAATGTATTTGTCAAAGATTCCGATGGATTAAAAAACAATCAAGTAGTGACTGAGGAAAAGGTTACTGGTGACTATCAACCTTTAGCAGGAGGCTTACAAATACGTTTTGCAGGTGCAACTGATGATACTGTAGCAGCAGCCAATGATGAATGGGAGATAGAAGTTACAGGCAGACAAGAGTATGTTGATACTGCTGATATGAAATCAGTTAAATTAACAAGAACAGGAACACCACGAAATAGGTATTATTAATGGCAGTAACATTTACAAATAATTGGAAGAATATACTAGATAAGTTAAGAAGCGTACTCAGAGATGAGTTTAAGGGTGCGTTGCCAGTATATATTGGTGAAGAAAGTAGTGAAGGTACACAATATCTTCGGCTTGACCCTGTAAGTAGTGAACTATTAGATTTTATGGTTTCTTCTGAAACTAGAGAATATACCATAAATGTATTCTATTATTTTTGTGAACACAATATAAAAAAGACAGCACTAGATCACGTCTTAAGATATACATCAAGAATTGAAGCACTTATACACGATAACATAACAATGACATTGGCTGACAGTAATTCGACTAATGCTTTCAACTGTAGATTTGAAAATACAGAGTTAAATCCTGACCCAGAGGCAGGTATATATGTGGTTCAATGGGAATTTAAATGTCAGCATCAAGGCAATATAGCGTAGGAGAGATTATGAAAATTAAGTTAAAAGATAAAAAGATGGATAATGCTTTTTCATACAGAGGCTTTAGTATTGAAGATTTCAATTCTTTAAATAAAGGTGATATGGTAGAAGTTGATTTTATACCAAAACACGCAAAGGATTTTGTGAAAGAAGTAAGCAGTTCGTCAAAACCAAAAGTAAATAAAGGAGATAAATAATGGCTTTAGTATATAAAACCCATTCCCCTAAGCAGTTTATAGTTGGTGTACAGGCACAAACTGCTTATGGCACAGCTAAAAATGATGGAATGACTAGAATGGATGTAGATTCTATTTCTTTTCCTAGTCTAAATCCAATTCAAGTATTAGAGATGAAAGCAGGTAGTGGATATTTGCTACAACAAAACGACTTGTTTCAGACTAATAAATTAACTACAACTGAATTTAGTGTTTCTGGAACACTTAAAGAAAGCTACGCAGATATATTTTTAGAAAATATACTTAATGGCGAAAGTTCTGGTGTGCATACCTTAAATTCAAACTATACACCTGCTATTGTAGGTGCAAGTGGTGGCTCAGATGAAACAGTACCAGATGCAAATAATAACTTAGCATTAACATTTGCTATTTCATCTCCTAATGCAGATTCTACAATACTTATAAAAGATTGCGTTATTACATCTTTTCAAATATCAGGAGATTTAGGAACAGAGGCAGGCAGACTAAAATATAGCATGACTGCAAAATCAGGTTCAGTCATAACTTCAGCAGCTCTTTCTTCTTCAGATGGAACAATAGCAGCTTTAGGTAGTGATGATGCTTTTATGACCGAAGCAGCTGATCCAACATACAGAATAGTGCATGGCGTTGCTAGTGTTTTACCTCAATCATTTTCTCTTAATATAGAACACGATGCTTATTTTGCTGGATATGATGCAAATGGAAATGCAGAAGCTGTTGGTAGAATGCAAGAACTCGCTGTAACAGCAGATATGAGTATTAAATATGATTCAAATACTGAGCCATTGATTGGAACATTTCAAGCACAGACAGGAGCAAGTAGTGTGGCTAATACACAACTTTCTAATGTATCAACACCAGCTAATGGAACATTTGGTTGGAGAATACATCAAGGAATACTAACAAACGTAGCATTTAATGAAGGCGATACTATGATGTTAGATTGTTCAATAAAAATGGTAGGTAATAGTGGAAGTGGTGCAGCTTTAGTCGTTGCACTTTAAAATAAAACGAGGATGATTAAATGGAGATAAAGTTAAAAGATAAAAGAACCCTTAAAGTTAAGAACCTTTCAATAGATGAAAGAGATGAGTTGCTTGACTTAGTTTGGGGTAAATTTAAGGCAACAGATGATGGTGGATTTCAAATGGAAGCACCTAATAAAACGATTACAAAGTTTATTAGAGTAGCTATAGCAGGCGATACATCAGACAAGTTCCTTAAAACCCTTAGCTTTGAAGATAGAACACAAATCTTTACAGAAATACAAAAGGCACTTGGTTTGGGGGAAGGCACGCCCTCCAAGTAGAACTAAATATACTTGGAACTCCTTGTGAGGGCTGTCAGTATCACGAATTTCCTTATGAAGCTGAGATACCAGTATTAATAAATGGGAAACGAGAGATACGAAGATTTGAAAGTATTGAAGATGTTTGGGAAGTAGTTGATTTAATTATCGAAGAAACTAAATCTGTAAACGCAAGAGATGGCAAATCTTTTGACATAACAGAATCAGTTAATTCACAAATACATTTCTTTGGATGTTTTAATGTATTTTTAGATAATAAAATACAGCGTGACATACAGAAATACATATACTGTGAAAAATTTAATGTACCACCATATAGTGGTTCTTTTGGTGAACAACCCTATACTTGGGTACAGACAGCCTTTGCTATAAAAAGTGCTATTGCAAAGAAAGAAAAAAAGGAAATAAATAGTGTCAAGTCAAAACAGCATAACAATAAGATTCATACCCAAAGGTGATAAGGAATTAAGATTAGCTATAGAAAACTTAGCTAAAGCTCAAGCTAAGTTAGAAAATAGAACAAAAGAAGTTAAAAAAGAGTTCAAACAATTAGGTATAAATAGTGTAGTAACTACAAAATTCTTAAGAAACATGAAGAAAGAGGGAGATACTCTTTCAAGATCTTTTGCTACTTTACGTTCTAGGTTATTGCTGTTTTCATTCGCTATGTCACTTGGTGGTAGGCAGTTACTGATGTTCTCTAGTTCAGCAGCTAGGCTTGATCAAATGGAAACTGCTTTCGTTAATTTACAAGGTGGAACTGAGGGTGCAAATGTAGCTTTAGAAAAATTAAGAGAAGCTACAAATGGCACTATGTCTGACTTTGATTTATTTCAACAAGCCAACAATGCTATGGTTCTTGGTATTACTAAGAATTCAGATGAAATGGCTGATATGTTTGATAAAGCACAAAGATTGGGTAGAGCATTAGGTGTTGATACTGTAAGGTCGGTAGAATCATTAATTACTGGTATCGGTCGTCAATCAAGGCTTATGCTTGATAATATCGGTATTATAGTGCGTTCTGACGAAGCCTATGAAAGTTACGCAAATTCTTTAGGTAAAAGTGTAAAAGATTTGACTGATGCTGAAAAAAAACAAGCATTTCTAACTGCAACATTAGAGTCAGCCGATAAAAAGTTAAAATCTTTAGGAGCAGAACAAAAAAGCTACCAAGATAGCTTACAGACACTAAGTGCTTCTTTCTCAAATTTGAGTGATAGGATTGGAAACGTATTGTTACCACTTGTAGCTTCACTATCTGAAATATTTGCATCTCTATTTGATTTATTTGATGAAGAAAGGATATTTGGATATACTGCCTCAATAACAGGTTTAGGATTAGCATTTATAGCTCTTAATACTGGTGTGTTAAGTACTATTGCTTCCCTTAAGGCTTTTAAAATTACTCTTATTACTACTGGTGTAGGTGCAATTATAGTTGGATTAGGAGAAGGTTTAGCTTTTGTTGCCGATAAACTAGGATTATTTAGTGACGAACAAAAAAATGTTAAACAATCTACAGAGCAAGCAACAGAGGCAATAAATAATCAAAAAGATGCACTCCTTAAATCAGAGGAAAGATTAAGTAAATTTTTACAAAAAACTGCAACACAAATAGCTCTTAATCGTGCAAAATTAATAGGTGATGAGAGAAGCATTTTCATTCAAGAAAAACTTTTTACGCTAGCAGAGCAAGGCGTTATAATGAATGATAAGAATTTAGATGTAATTATAAGAAGCCTTATGCTACAATATGAACAAGAGCAACAATTAAAGAAACTTGCAAAAACAAAAGAAGAAGATGGAGCGAAAGAGGTTGAGTTAAATAAGTTATTAATTGGACAAGTAAATCAAATATCAACAGCATTTGTGCAAGCAGCTATGGCAGGAGAACACATGGGTAGGGCTATAGAAAATGCTATAAAAGGAATTATAGCACAATTAGCAGCAGCAAGAATTACAAGAGGTATTTTATCGTTACCTATATTTTCAGGATTGACTCTTTTACCTTCATTACCTAATTTCTTAGGTGGTATTTTAGGGTTTCACAATGGTGGTATGGTTCCAGCTTATCATGGTGGTGGAACAGCAGCTAATGTGCCAGCAGTATTGCAAGAGGGTGAGTTTGTAATGCAAAGAAGTGCAGTTGAATCTATTGGGGTAGAGAATTTAAACAGAATGAACAGAACAGGATCAGGTGCAGTAAACGTAACATTTACAGGTAATGTTATGAGTCAAGACTTTATAGAATCTGAAGCCATACCAGCAATTAAAAAAGCAGTACGCAGAGGTGCTGATTTAGGAATTAGTTAATGTTAGAACTGTCACAGAAGTTTGAAAACGACATACAGGGCAATCAAACACATCTATTGCATTTAGTAGTTTTAAATGATTCGATATATATATCTACAAATGATGTTCGTATGGAACAAAATTTTGTTCCAATAGTTAAAAATATTAGTAATATTAATGAGTCCATCGATTTCTTTGATAAACAATTACAAACATCAAATGTAACAATAGATTTAATCAATACAGAAATAAATAATGAAATTATATCAAGTCTTTTATTTAATCCATCAGTTCTTAATAAATCAGTTAAAATTTATCTTAAATCACAATCTTGCGAAACTTTAGATGATTGTCTTTTTGTGTATGAGGGCATTACAAAAAACATTGTAGAAAATAAAGATATTGTTTCATTAGAGATAGAGGACAAAAGTAATTTTCTAATTAACGAATCATTACCAAGACGATTTACATCTGAAACATTAGAAGATAAATACTCAAACAAGCCAATACCATTAGTTTATGGTGCAAATGTTACAGCACCTGCTGTTTATGAAAAAAATACGATTTCAAGTGACTACGAAAAATTGATTGTAGATGATAATTTCATAAAAGAAGCTAAACAACCAAAAATACTTGTAGACGATGTATATATGTCGATTTCAAAAAATGCAGACGAGTTTATGGATATTAAGTCAGATACTATTTATGCTAATTTGAAAAGACAACAATGGATTATCGATGGAGATGAATTGTTTTTAGAAAAAGAAATTTCTCTTGGAGAGGATTATAATCCAAATCAAAATGGTCTATACAGGGCAAGTTTGCCTGCTTTTGGATTTTTAGAGGTTGGAGTAAGCCCAAAATTAAATTTTTTAACATCTAAACATACTTTAACATATCAGCTCGATTCAAATTCAGAACAATTAAAAGCTGTAGGTAACATTGAAATATTTGAAAACTTAGATAACAATCAAAAAATAGATGATTTTCAAAGAACTTTCTATGAAGAATCCAAAGATGTTTTTATCGATTTGAGAAACTATGGAGATATACCGAATCAATTCAGTAACTCTGGTTTATGGGGTTGGGGGAATATAAACGATTTACAGGGAAATCAAACTGCAAATTTTGTAACTGGTTTTGGTGAAAATGTAATTAACTTTGGAATGGAGTCATTTCCTAACAAAAGCAACTTTTTGGATTCTATAAAAGATTTAACTAACAATGATAAAGTTTTTCAACACAAACTATCAATTAATTTTGGATATGAAATTTCAGTTATACCACAAGGTGGTGGATTTGGGGGAACTGTTAAAATGCCTAAATTATGTTATCTTGTAGGTAATTCGCCATTATTTGGTGGTGTTCTGGTAGATTTTTTTAATAATACTGACTTTGACAATAACGAAAATGAAAATGGTGTAGAATCAAGAGTATTTGAAGGTTCAGTAAATACAGGTAAGTTGCCTATTGAAGATATAGAGGCAACAAGTTTTACTATAGGGCAAAGGCAACCACTTGATTATCAGGATAATTTAGGTTTGACTATAGTAGGACAGCAAGGTGGCAGTATAAATTATATTAAATTAAAATATCTTAATATTGCTAAAACCTCTGTTCTTACAGAGTATAAAAATTACCCAATATATTTGGTTGTAGATGGTAGAGTAGATGATGTAGCAGGAACTTTCACAGGTGTAAGTGAAACTCAAGTACAATACAATCAGAGTGAAAATCCTGTAGTTAATGTATCAAGTAGCACAGGTGGAGGTTATTGATGAGTCAATTAGTATGGAAACCTGTAGGCTTCATTTCTTCTAATTCAACTATAACTGTTTCTGTAAAAATGGAAGATGATACAGATATGACTGCACACCAAGAAGGCATAGAATTTATCAACGCATTTGATGGTATAAATAGGCTACGAGTAACTAATTTTAAATATGCTTTAGGCTTAGGAAATAGTGACATAAGTTTTCAAGAAATGTGGATGGGTTATCAAAACTATGCTGGTACAGTCTTTAAATCTCTGGGGAATGGTTCAGGTGTAGCAGGAGTTCCCACGCAACTACCATATTATATTAAGCAAGATTCTTTCAGTATATCTGCTGATGTGAAATCAATTTACTGGAAGCAGGTAAATATGGAAGCCTATGTTGAGTTTGATATTCAATCAGAAAAATTTTCAAACACTCTTGATTGTGTAAGTGGTTTTATTAACAATGAAATAGGCAGTAGTTATGTAAATAATAATATAGGGCTATCGTTTGGAGAAGCCTCATTTACTAATTATACTGATAGTAATCAAGCCATACCATCATCAATTATTGATAAACAAGATATACTGATTAGTTTTAAATTACAGATATTAGATTCTGAAAATCAAACTTTAGTAACTACAGAATGTTTTAACTCAAACACAATCAGTCAAGGTATTTTACACAATACCAGAGAAGCATTTATGCCTGTAAAGTTTTTAAATCGGCTTTTAAATTTTAATATTGATGCAGTTTTTGGACAACCATCAAATCCTCAGCAAAGCTATAATAATCAGGTGAACGAAGGTGAAATAAGACAAATTGAAGCTACATTATTTCCAAACGATTATATAGGGAATATAAGTGTTTATTTACTTGATAATGTTAGCAAAGATAATGTTGTGCAAGCAATAGGGGATGATTTAACATTAATAAATAGACCTATAAACGATAATATTGTAGCACAATATGGTGAGTTGTTTTTTTCATTTGTTGGTAATCCTAAAGAAGCAAATGGTAATATTTCAACTATATCGCCAGCAGAGTTTGAATATCATGCACGACTTGTAAATTCATCGCAAACAGACAATTTTTCATTTATCATAAGAAAAAATGAAATTGACTTAGATGCTTATGACGACTCTATTGCTGCTCAAGAACAGTATGCAATTTATAGTCAAAACTTGGCTAATAAATATCATATATATGATCAGCTTTTGATGCAAGTCCTGAATGTAAATTATGAAATTATAGATGTTGAACCATCTAATAACTTGATTCAACAGCCAACTGATATTATGTATCATTTACTGGCAAGTGAACTTGGTATGCCACTTGAAACTATAAATATAAATTCAATCATTGAAGCTAGAAAAAACAATCAAATAAATTTAGCTTTTTCTATTTTTAAAGAAACAGAAGCAAAAAAGATATTGACTGATATAGCTTTTAATTCAACAACAATACCAAGATTTTTGAATGGTAAATTAGATTTTATATCTACAAAACTAACATATAGAGGTGGTAGTCAATATTATGACGATGATACTGCAGAAATTGTTTCAGTTGTCAAATCTGATGATATTTTAAACTACAGCTTCACAAGAACTGATATAGAAAATATTAATACTAAACTGCAATTAAAATTTGATAAAGATTATGGTAGATCTGATTATAATAAAATTACAGATGACTATATTGTTAATAATAACTATTTTAAAAATGGAACATATGGAGATTTAGTTGCTGGTACATTACAAAATAATAATTATTATGGAGTTGATTACGATGAAATAGCAGACATCATACAACATAAAAAAACATTAAAAATTTATCAAACAGATTATATAAAAGACAGATCAAGTGCAAATTATTTAGCTAATTATCTTTTTAAAAACAATATAAATCAACACAATATTGTTGAAATCGATTTGCCATTAAAATATTATAATTTAACAAATGGCGATTTGATTGAGTTTGACAAAATGATTTTGAATAAAAAAGTTTATGGTGAAAGTTATGTCATAAAAAGTGTTGAAGATATGCCAATAAGAGCAGGTCAATTTATTTTACCTTTGTTTATGATTATTGAAACAAAAAAATCTTTAAAAAATGTTAAATTGAAAGCAATACAATTACATCATTTATCTGATGATGATTTAAATTATAAAGGTAATATTTATTCATTTAATGATGCTCCTGTACCTGACCCATTTGATACAAATAATGATGGTTCTGTTAATGTATTAGATGTAGTAACACTTGTAAACTCTGTTATCAATCAAGATGATTATGATGAAAAAAAGGATGTTAATGGTGATGGTTCAGTAGATGTATTAGATGTTGTTGCAACTGTTACAAGGATACTCAATGAAGGCTAAATTTAGAACAAAAGAAATGCCACAAGTCACACAAGCACGACTAACTTATGGTAAAGGAACTATGAATTTAAGAACAAATGGCGAGCCTGCTGCTGTTCAAATTTTTTATACTGGTAAAATAAAAGGTATAAATAAATTAGGTGATGGATGGACACAAAGAATTGGTCGGAATGTAATAATTATATTTTCTTTTGCTCAAAGAAAGTTTGAATCTGAATTTTTACATTACATTGGAGAAATAGACATCATAGAATGTAAAGTAGTTTCATGGAATCAAACATCTATACTTTCTAAAATAGTTAATTTAGACAGAATTACATGGAACAGCGATGTAAGTGATTTTAATTTTGATGCTAGAAAATATGAAGAAATAGAAAAAAAAGATAAAACAAGTAGGATTATAAAAAAATCAAGTATTTAGGAGATAGGGATGGCGAAAAGAACAATACAAACCTGTAGATTTTATGCAGATATACCACAGTATTTAAAAGCGTTAGGATATTATGATGGAAGTGATGCACCTGATATGTGGGATATGAACCCTGTAAATGTGAAAGAATATGATGATGATATTTTTAGTTTTCAAATCAACAAACTTAGTATAGAGCTTGATCAGCTTCTTACAAACACACCACAATCAGAAAGTTCAGGATTGTATTTAGGCGTATTTGCTCATACTTTAGCAACAAAAAACTTTACTCTGGTAATTGGAGCATCAACTCCAATAAATTTAGCTCAAAATACAAAAAGTATTATAAATGGCAATACAGGTAGTGCATTTACACTCGAAGCAGAAGCAGATGGATATACTTTTGTAGATATAAGAACAAATGAAGGTGGTAGTAATTGTAATAATTTGCAATTTACTTTATTTCAACCTGCTAAAATAGGTGCAGTTAGCTTTGGAAGATGGTTTGAGCCAAGCCACTCGCCAGACCTACAAGTAAAACTTATAACAGAATTTGATGGTATCACAAATCAATCTACAGTAGGTGGCAACACAATCACTAATATAAACCACTTAGGGCAACCACATTGGGGTGACTTACCAGCTTGGACATTGAAAGATAAAAATGAACACGATTATAAGTTGGTTGCAAATACACAAAGAAGAACATGGCAAGTTAAGTTTAGTTATATGGCTGATGACGATGTCTTTAACAAAGCCAATAATCCTAACAAATTCTTTACAGTTACTGATGGTAACTATGTGTTTGATACATCTATGGCTAGCTTCTTCGGATTAACACTCAATGGAAATTTAAGATTTTGGTTCTGCCCTAATTCAGCAGGCTCTAATCCAACAGCAGACGATGGAGATAAGGATTTAGAATTTGCACTATGTCAGATAGACCAAGACTCACTTACATTCAATCAAGTGGCTCACAGAACCTTTGACGTGTCTATGAATATTAGGGAAGTTTGGTAGTTATTTTCTAGGATCTCTAACAGGATAGCCAAATCCTGCTGCCCATCTAATAATTCTATCTAAAAATTCAGTAAATTCTTCTTGAGTTAAATCTTTCGTAGATGTTATTTTAAAATGAGATTTCATAACTTCGTGCATCTCATCTTCTGTATCGCCTAACTCTCTGGCTAAATCTCTTAATATAGTCCTATAATAGCCATTTTGCTTAGGAGAACGTGATTTAGGGGCTTCTTTTATATCAACCCATACTTCACCCTTAACACCATTTAAATATCGTTTTAAGCTCTGATAATCGTGAAACGATAGTGAGCCATTTTTTACTTTAGCTGTAAATTTCATATTGTTTGTAATTTAATATTCCTTTTTGTAAGTGTTTTATGTGATTGTATTTTACTTTTACAACCTCATCATGTCTATTCCATTTTTTTCTACTGTAAAATTTTAAAAATTCATCTTTAATGCTTGTATATTCAAAAACATTCTTTTTTATAAATTCTAATAAATCAACTCTTTTAAAACAACAAAAAGAATATAATTCTTTTATATCAAATATAATAAATTCGGCTTCTCCATGTAACCATCCTTTATTACCATGAACATTTTTTGTTTCTAGCCAAATACAATCTAAATGCCTGTTTCCCTTAACATCTACAGACATACCATCTACATAATAATCAATATGTTTGTACATATCATCTTCTTTGCTCGATTTTATTACTTTTCTACCCCTAGATTTAACAATAGATTCATAAAATTTTTCAGTTTCTTTACCTGTTTTATTACAGTAATCTTTTCTTTTTTTATTTATTAACAAAGTAATCCCTTAATAATCTAAAACACTCGTACCATAAATTTATTTTATATTTATCTTCAAATCGTTTTGTTCCAAGACTATGTCTTTCAGAGTGATGCAATCGGCACAAAGGGATGGCTGAGTAGTGTTTGAGTGTGGGTTTTCTACGATTTCCCCCCATACCGATTGCTTCAAGATGGTCAGGATCTGGCTTCTCTGAAAAGCATATTAGACAATAACATCCTCGAATATAGTCTAAATACTTTAAAGAGTCTTTATTAGCAGCAACACTCATCAATGCTTCCACATCTATATGATATTATCGCCATTAGCTTCCCACATTATTGTTAGTGGTACTGCTAATAAGTTCTAGCCAATCTTCTAACCTTAACACAATATAAGCCTCGCCTCTGTCTTGTCTTATAATTTGTGCGTCTACATTTTCATTAGGCAGTAAGTAGGAGGCTATGCTTTTTCGTATTTTTGCCTGTATTTTGTAGTCTTTTATAAGTAAATCAACTTCAGCGTGCATTCCTAATGATTCTCCATTAGATGCGTAGGCTCTCTTGGATTCTAATCCAAATTCTTTTGCTTTGTTTACAATATCTCTTTCAAACTTGTTGCCCTTTACTTTACTTGGATGAGCCATTTTGTTTCCTTAATTTTTTTTGCAATCGTTTATACTGTCTTATCTCTAAGTTTTTTCTCTTTCTGTCCATTTTTCTTTGTTTGGCTTTTTTATTTGGCATTTAAATCTCGATAATGTTATTTATTATTTCTTTACATAAATTTTCTGGAACTTTACTTCTTTCATAAGCATTCTTTAATCCCTGAGTTCCAGTTCTACTACCTCTTGGAGCTGGCTGATGATGGCACTCAGGATTCCCATTTTTACATTTTTTAGGAGTAAAATCAAAATTAACCCATAAATCAGTAGGTTTTGCTCTATCATCTCCATATTGACAATACCATGCTGTTTTAGGTTTATGTGGTATGATGTCTAACTTTCTTAATAAGCCTCTAGGATTTTCTATAATAAAAATTAAATTTGGATTTGCACCCTTAACTGCTTTTATAATGTTCCATGTCTTTTCAACAATTTTTATTCCTAATTCTGCTTCTTGAGTTTTTGGTATGTATGCTTGATTACCACCTTTCCAATGATGTCCAATACTAGCTACACTAAATGTAGTACATGGTGGACTTGCCCATATTACATCAGGTATTCCAAAATCTTTGCCCATTTTATACATATCAAAATCAAATATGTCACATACTTGGTCTATCTTATCAAAAGGCTCAAGATCTGTTGTATATGTATTCCATCCATATTTTTCTGCTACTTTTGAAAAGCTCCTCGATCCTGCAAATAATTCTAAAACTTTCATTAGTCTTTTAATTTTTTATAAATTGTTTCAGCATATTTTTCAGCTTTCTTTTTACAGACAAACTTCTTTCCATTGACTATATAAACGTAATCTAGTTCTTTATATATTTTTGCTTTCATAATAATTCTAGGGGTAAGGAGGGGTTTTGGCTGGGCAGCCAAAGAGAGTTAAGAAAAAACCTTACCCCTAATTCTAATCCTTTGTTTTATGTATGATACCATACTTATTAAAAAAATCTAAAAAACCTTTCTTGCTATAGCCTACTTTTTTCATTTCAATTATAGCTTCAATATTATACTCTTTTTTATACTTTACTTGTGCTTTTTTTGCCGATATTTGATTGGCATGAAAGCTACATATTTCAGTATTTAAGTCTTTATAACGACAAAGATATACTCGCCTTAAATTATATTCTTTTGCATTCATATTAATCTCCTAAATATTTAGATATTTCTTTCAATGCTTTATCTGCAACATCGTATTTACTATCTTTCATAATAAGCACAGAATTAAATAATGTTTTTATTATCATATCTAATTGAGGATCATCATACTCCAAATGCACTTGCTGACGATATTGATTTATCTTGTTTATTATTTTATTTTCTTCCATTTTTTCTTCCTAAAAACCCAGACAATGCCTCTCTTATTTCATTTGTATCGGCAGATTTATCGAGTAATTCTTGTTGCTTTTTGCGATACTGCATGACTTCGAGATTCACATTCTGAGTTTTTTGTTTCTTTGTTTTAGGCACGTCTATCTCATCCTCCCATCTTCTCTGATTCAGCCAAGTAGAAGGATGAGGTATAAACTGCTTTTCTGTTTTATCGTGCTTCCAAATCTTTATATAATTTAATAATCCATCATAAGCTAACTTCTTATCAGCTTTTTTTAGTTTATTAAATGATTTGTTAGCCATAAATCTACCAACTTTTCTTGGATATAATTTATAAAACATATCGAAAGTTATTTCACTATCATCAAACATTATTCTGCCTTGCTTAGAAAGGTATATCGTTTGCATTCTTAAGTTCCTCGTACCTTGATTTGAGATCTTTATACTTTTCTAATAAGTCATCATAAGATATATTATTTTGTATCTCTGATTGCAAAGGGTGTGGACTAGATTCTGCAATTTTTTGTGCAGAGCCACCACTATTCATGTCATTCATAGTTAAATCATTTACTTTGAAAAAATCTACTCCACCCTCTTGACATTTTTCAATTTTGATTTTATCACCCTCTCCTGCACCTACTGTTTGTATCATGGTGTGAAGTGTTTGTGTTGCAAAGAAAGCATCTTCATCACTTGACAAATCGCCATTTTTAATACCATATAAATACCAATTACCATAACTATTTGTACCTTGTTTAGGCTTATCAAAACCAAGTATAACTTCTCTAGGTTTACCAACTTCAAATTTAAATGCACTCATTATTTTTCTCCTTTATATAGTTTGTAAAAAGTTTCTATTGCTTCCTCAATCCTGCCACTATGAAAATGGTCTAAAACATCGATTGCCTCTGCGTGTGTTAAATCTCTCATAATAGCCTTTACAACGTCTTTATCATAACCCACTTGATGTTTTAGTATATTAACTATTTGAGTGGCTTGATATTTTGTCATCGGCTTATCTTCAACTGGCTTTTTAAAATCTTCAGCCTCTACATCAGAATATAATCCATATTCATATAAATCTAATAGCTTAAGTGTAAGCCTATCTCTAAGCCTTTTTTCACACATATTGATATAATACTTAGCCATTGTATTTTCTTTTGTTGAATCGGCAGTAGTCCATATTTTCATACCATCTAATTCTGCTTCTCCAATCATCATAAAGCCATAATATTTATTATCGCTTTTTATTTCTGTTATTTGTGGCTGATGAAATATGATGCCTTCAACTTTTGCAATCCTAGTAAGTGCATCGTGTTTTAATATAAAGTTCTTACCAACACACCAAATATCTGCATTTTTATCTGCTGGACTCTTAGGCAAACTTAACTTATACTTATCAGCTATTTTTATAATTTGTTCTGGTACTTTAAACATCTTAACTCTCCTTTAATTAATTTATAAAATGTTAATGTAGATAATATAAATTATTATAAATATAAAAAACAAGATAAAAATTATACTTGTAATTATAATGCGAATTATACTAAATTTGTAGTCCAATCTAGGTTTGGCTTGAATCTTTTGGCTAGGTTGGATCATTAACTCAGTACCAAAAGGGGTTGATACATACTGAGAAGCGAGCTTGAAAAAATCTGAGCTGTATCGTAGTCTATGAGGACTTGAAATGGATTTTCGTTTTAGTAATCTCATAATTGCTGGAATATGCACAAGGCGACTCTGAAGGTTGTAACTTTATTAGGCATAGTGCTTTACTCTCTATTGAGGGGTAGGGCTTTCTATGCCTAGCTCACTAAAGGTTGTAGTAAAATTATAAGCGTATTTATAAATACTTAATCTCTGATTCTTCAATTAATGGCTTAATTTTTTTCATTAATTTTTCTTTTGACTCAATATCTTTTTGTAATGTTTTAAAGATCTCTGTCAAAACATTTTTTGTATTACAATGGTATTTTATAACGTCATCGAGGTTAAATTTTTTAGCCATTTATAATTTCTCCTATCGTTTTTTTACAAGACTTGATCAATTCTTTTTTAAGATGTTTTCTCGCATAAGGTACGTCAATTTGATTAGTAGCACAAAACTTTTCAACCTTTTCATTATCAAGATAAAAGGTTTCACAAATTCTAATTTTTATCATTTTTTCTCCATTATTTGATTAATAAATTCAGTTTTAATTTTGCCTTTTAAAGTATTTGCATATACAATTATATCGTCTTTTTGTAATTCGTGGTCTGCTCTTATTTCTTCCTCTGATTGCCCATCTATAAAGCTATATATAACTAAGCTATCGTCTGACCACCTAACAAAACCTTCATTGTATACTAAAAAATCATTATCGTATTTCATTTTAAACCTCTCTTTTTTTCATAGTTTATTTGACTTTGTGTCTTTCTACTTTCAATGGCTTGACTAAATATATCCTCTATGCTTTCAAAAATATTTGGCTGATTATAATAGTCAAGTGCATGAATTTTATTGTTCTCAACGTGTTCTAGTTCGTTGAATGGTGGTAGGTTTTCGTAGTCGTAACCAAGATCTGAATTTCTCATTAACCAATCTTCTAAGTAGTTTTTTATTTTTCCCATTATATGAATCTCCCATTTAAATTATAATTAAAAGTTTCAACCAATTTATTATTTAATTCATTGTACTGATGAACTGTAAGTTCTGTTAAATCTGAAACTTCAACATCATCTTGTAAATCAATACAATAATAAATCAAACAATCATCCTCAACATAATAATATCCATCAATTCCATTTATTTTAATCATATTACTCTCCCATTTATTTATGATGTATATCAATTCCATTTAAGTGATCAATTTCATGTTGGTGTATACAAGCTTCAAAGCCTTTAAAAGTTTCTTGAATATAGCCATCTTTAATTAGGTGACTAATTGTAACCCAACTATGCCTATCCACTTTATTGCATTTATTAGGAAAGGACATACAACATTCTTCGTGTTTAAAAATATTTTCACTAGCATCAACTATTTTAGCATTTATAAAAGTTCTGAACACATTTTTAGACTTAACAATATAAACATTTTTATTACCTGCAATTTGATTATGAGCCAAGCCTACTGCATCTTTATTTTTTCCAAACATACAAGTCAATATAAGTTTTTTGCCTATTATAATACCTTGATTATAATTCTCAACATCAGAGCATTTAAAATTTAAATGATTTATATTGGTTGTAATTTTCATTTTAACTCTCCATTTTGTTTAAATGAATTTAGTGATTATAATTTATAAAAGCAACAAAAAGATAAAAATAATTTATAAATTATAACGTGAAATTATAATGTATATTGTTCTGAGATGTCCACTTTTGTTCTGAGATGTCCACTTTTGTTCTGAGATGTCCAGAATTTTTAAAATATGATGCAAAATTATAACGCAAATTATAACTTAGATCTTCAAAATATCAATCAAAATTATAACGTAAATTTATAATCAAGAAAGGCAAAAATTTTTAGATTGGGAAATCAAAATTTGGTCAAAAAAAGTCAAATTTTGATAAAATATGCAAAGTAGATAATTGCAATATTTTGATCTTTTTTTGGTGGGTTGGTGTAATGTCACATTAGAAAAAAAACGTCTAAATTAAGCTATTTTAAAAAGCCATATTTAAAAAAAAATATATATTTACAGTAAAAAAAAACCCCTTTAAAAGGGGCTTTTTTCTTTTTTGTTTAGGGGTTATGCACTTAGTAAAATTAACATAATCATACAGCACAGCCAGTAAAACCAGATTATAAAATTTTCTTTAGTATTTTTTTTCATTTTACGTTCCTTTTTTTAATGTTGAATAAATACAGGCTTATTTTTTGTAATACAATATTTACAAATTGAACAGTTAAAATTTTTAGTATTATATTTTTCTAATCCTTTAGTCATCGGACAAATAAAAGCCCTTGCTTTTTTTCTTAATATTCGCATAGATTCAACAGAACCATAATTTAAATAGTTCTTATTATCTATATTAATAAATGAACTAATTATGTTTAAATTTTTAGGTATTTTAAGCCCTTGAATTTGAGGGGCTTTGCTGTAAGTAAATATTTTTAAAGCTGGGAATTTTGCAGCAATTTCGCACCACATCAAAAAATATTGCTGACTGAAAAAATCGCCACTACTATGAATTCTAATACAATGTATTTTTTTCTTTAAAATTTCTTTTATTAGTTCTTTTTTTAGATATTCAATATCATTTAAAGCAATTGCAAAGTTGTAAGTATTACTTTGTTTTGTACTTTTAAATAAAAACGTCCCTTTATTTGCATAACAAGTTTTAAAGCATTTTTCAGAGTCAGGACATGAAACCACAGCTGGTAAATCAAACGCGTAAATTTTACGCCCTAATTTTGAGTTTGTATTTTTTAAAAAGCCAGTTCTTTTTTTGTATGCTTTTATTTCATTTAATTTACTATTAGAATATTTTAAAAGATTTTCAGACGTCTCAAAATATTTATTATTTTTAATGGATGTACTATTTATATATAAGTTGTGAAAATTGCCCATTTTAACCCCTTTTTATTTATTTAATTTAATTTAATTAATGATTTTATATATTCTCTTGTATAAATTTTTAACTCTTCATTTTTACAATGAAAATCATATAAATCTCTTTTTTCACTTAAATCATCAAGAGCGTCCTCTTTATGTTCCCAGCCTGTTAAAATCTCTAAGCCATCAATAATATCACATACAAAAAAATTATATTTTTTGTTATTAAAGACATTTAATTTTAAAGCAACTAATTCATTATTAAATCCAATTAAAACCAGTTCATCTATTTTGTAATTCATTTTTAACCCCTTTTTTTATTTTATATTGTAGTTTGTTCTTGCAATAATAAATCCATATCGTAAGATATTTTTTCAAGTTCAATGTAGGCTTTTAAACTTAAATTATGATATATTGTAGTATTATCTTCGTTTAAATCTGATTGGTTGTAAATACAGTAAGTTGAGCTATTTATTTCTATAGCAAACATCATAAACCCACCAGCCATATCAAACCAAGTACAATTTGTAATTTCATCTAAATTGTCATATATAAAGTAAGATATTTTTTTTATATGTTCTTTGTCACAATCTGAAATATTTTCAAAACGCTTATATTTTTTATATTCATTTAAAGTATTTAATATTTTTTCTTTTTTCATTTTAACCCCTTTTTTATTTAATTAAAGCTGTTATTATTACCATAGCTGGAATAAGTAAACAACCACCAAAAAAGCCACATATACTAATGTTGTATTTAATACTAATAAAAAACATAACAATACTTATTACAGGCAATACAAATAATAATATGATATAAATTAATTCTAACATGATTAAACCCCTTATTTATTTTAATTTCTTAACTGTAATAATATATAACTTTTTATTTATTCAAAGCAACAATTATTTATTATTATAAATTATAAGCATATATCAAGCCATTTAAAATACTACACTTTATATATACAATAACACTAATAACAATACACTCTAATAACACTAAATAATATTGATTGATAATAGATTAAAATAATTAAAAACTAGTTAAAATATGTGCGAATGTTCCTCTTATAATCCAAATGAAAACAACCAACAACCAAAAAAAAGTAATCCAATCTTGGATTTTTTCACGTTTTAAAGGCTTGCACGTTTTGCACGATATGCAAGGCGTATAAGGCACACAAAATTTCTGGGGTTACATTTACGCAAAAAATGGAAATAGGAACTACGATTACGATTTCACAAAAAAATTGCATAAGAACAACGAAAGAACGTATATTTAGAACAACGATGATAGATACTATACCCAGCAAAAAGGTTAAATCACTAGAAAGGAATCGTACAAGGTCATATAAACGCTATAGGAAGTATGATAAAGCGATAAAAGAAGCTAGTGATAATGGTCGTTGCTGGTGGATAGAAAAGTTCCTTAGACACACGATTAAATACTAATGACAGATTTACTTAAAAGACCAGATGTTATGCGTGCTGTAGAGTTATATGCTCTTAATCCTGAGATTACTGCTAGTGAGATAGCTAAAGAGTTGAATGTATCTACTACGATGATTTATAATTGGCGAAAAAATCCAAACTTTGTCGATGCTATATACGAAAGGTATATGGTAGAGTTTGGTTCAGAACTGCCTGCTGTTTTGAGTGCTATGATACGAGAAGCTAAAGCTGGCAACGTGCAGGCAGGAAGACTTGTTTTAGAGCATAGTGGTAAATTGGTAAAGAATGTCAATATAACTGTCGATAGTCCTTTTGAGAAGTTCTTAAAGGCTGAGAAAGCTGAGGTAGAGTATGTTGATGCAGAGGTGGAGGAAATAGTAGATTCAGTACCTGATATTGAAATCCCACTTCCAGAAAGAAAGGTGGAAGATCAACGAAAGAGAGTGCATAGGGAAAAGAAACAGTTGAAGCGTAAGATAAAGTCTGCAAAGGAGAGGGCAGAGATTAATAAGAAAAGGCGTGAGTGGTATAAATGGG